AATCGCAATTCGCTGAACGGCGCAAGCCCGATACGTTGATTGCGATACCTGTCCCGGCTTGGAACACCACCGTGTATTTCTGGCCGGACATGACGCTCGCAGAGCGCCGTGAAATCTTCATGCTAGCGAAGCAGAAAGGCGAGGAAACTATCCTCGACCTTGAAGCAATGGCCGTCACTCTCATCGTGCGAGCGAGAGACAAGGACGGCAAGCGGCTATTCAATAAAGCCGAACGCATGGAATTGATGAACGACTACGACCCCGAGGTGATTACCGAGATCGTAGCGGCCATGAATTCTCCAGTTCCGACATTGGAGCAAGCCGAGGGAAACTGATTGAGGACGGGCATCTCCGAGCGATTTATGCTCTCGCGCTACGGCTGCACGTTCTCCCAGATCAGATTTTTGAGATGACAGAGAGCGACTTCTACCACCTCCTAGCCGCTTGTAAATTAGAGGCAGAGGATCAGGAGCGAGCATGGCGCAAGCACAAGTAAGCATTACAGCGGTTGACAAGACGCAAGCGGCTATTAGTTCCGCAATACGCGGAATGAAAAACCTTGATCGAACCGCTAAAATTACTGCGAAGGCAATGCGTCTTGCTTTTTTTGGTATTGGGCTTGTTACTGGCGGAGCGGTTGCTGGCGTAACAGCATTGGTTTCTGCGGCTTCAAAATCAACTGAAGGCGCAAAATCTATCAATAGACTTAAAGATGCTCTAAACGATCCAATCCTACAAGATGCCGCATCGCGTGTAACAAAAACTCTTGTTGATGGATTCACCGCTTCTGTTGATTTAACTGCTGGTCTAGTTAGAAACTTATCCAACATTGCAAAAACTGAAGTTTTCAAAAATCCAGAAAATTTGTTGAAGTTATTTGCCGCCTTTTCATCTGGTACAGGCGGTCTTGCTGTTGGTCAAATGCTTGCTGCTGCTGAAGGTCAAGCGGCTGCTATAGAAGAATCGGTAGGCGGTAGAGGTGGGCCGCGCAAACGAGGATTCCCTGCTATCCCGAAAGTTGACGAAATGACGCGTATGGAGAACTACCATAAAGCGCAAATGGAGCGATTAAACAAAGAAGCAGAGGCGCAAAAAAAAGCAGCAGAAGAAGCAAAAAAACTCGCAAAAGAACTAAATGACTTAAACGTTAGCACAATGACGGCATTTGAAAAGGCCGCATATGATTTCGACGTATTCAGTCAAGCGGTTGATAGAGTTATGGCCGCAGGAATGATTGATAGCCAAGTCGCATCTGACAGAATGATGGCTTATCTTAATCAAGTATTGCCAGAATATATAGTCGAATCAAAACGCGCTGACCCTGTTGCAGAACTAAAAAAACAAACTGATCAAATGCAGGAGTTTGCAAAAGCAGCAGCGCAAAGCATCCAATCCTCATTTGCTGACTTCTTGTTTGATCCTTTTGAGAACGGTTTGCGCGGGATGCTAGGCGGCTTCCTTAACGTCATTCGTCGCATGATTGCCGAAGTCGCTGCATCTGCAATCTTAAGTTCTATCTTCTCTCCCTATAAAGGCAAGGGCGGGTGGATGGGTGCGATTGCTGATGCGTTGATTCCTAAAGCAATGGGCGGCCCAGTATCAAAGGGAACGCCTTATCTTGTCGGCGAGCGCGGCCCAGAACTCTTTGTCCCGGGTACGTCCGGCGGCATTGTTCCGAACAACAAGTTAGGCATGGGTGGTGGCGTGACCGTTGCTCCCGTTTACAATATCGACGCTCGCGGCGCGACGGCTGATCTGCAACGCTCCCTGCCGGGAATATTGCAAGAGAACAACCGACGCATCTTCGATGAACTCGACCGACGCTATGGGATAGGACGATGACAGACTACGTTTTACCGCCCGACCTTGTAGCCTCCGAAATCGAGTGGACGCTATTCGATAACTCGGCTGTCTTTGCCTCGCCGCTCTCTGGGGCGATTCGCACGGTATCTCGACCCGGCACTCGATGGGGTGCGCGGCTACGGTTCCGCGCTGTCTCCGATCAGGATCGTCGGCGGCTTATGTCGCTTATCGCTGCGCTGCGTGGGCGTGCTAATAGGCTGCGCCTGACAGACCCCGCCTATACCCTAGCAGGGTCGTTCTCATGCCCCGAATTGCTTTCTAATAACGCAGCAGTCGTTAACACTACCGGGTGGTCATCCTCCAATGCTGAACTCGTCCTTTCGGCTGATTCTCATCTTGGCTTGCGTCTCACTCGTAGCGGCGTTGTTGCTGATCGTTATGCTTATCAGTCTGCCGTTACGACCGTTGCATCGGCTCCTTACGCGGTGCGGATGCTTCTTGGGGCGGGACGCGGCAATGTACGAGCCTCGATAGAGGTCGGCACATCGCAAGGCGCAACCGATCTTGTCAACGGCGCAACTCGCACAGCCGCCGGATACTACAGCGACTCGTTTACCGCATCAGGAACATCAAGCCATGTTTCATTTCACGATTACATATCTGGCCGCTCGGCAGGTAACTTTCAATTCCTTTCGTGGGTTTCAGCGGCTCGCTGTGCGTTGGTCAATGGTGGCTCGCAGACAGGCGGCAACCTTATCGTCGATGGTCTGCCTACTTCCACCAATGGCCTTGCTCGCGCAGGGGATTGGTTTGAGGTTAACGGCGAACTAAAACGATTGACCGCAGACCTTAACTCGGACTCATCCGGCAACGGCTATCTGATATTCGAACCGACGCTGCGAACCTCTCCGGCTGACAATGCTCCGGTTATTTTCCGCAGCCCGATGGGACGATTCCTGCTTGCAGAGGAATCAACGTCTTGGGGAACTCGCCCCGGCATCCTCTCTGATATTGAACTGTCGCTCGTCGAGGACATCACATGAGTCGAATCATCTCGGCCACTAACGCAACCGAGGCTGATAAGCCCGCAATCGTTGTCGTTGTAATGGCCGACCTAGACTTTGCCTCTGGGATGCTGCGACTACACGACGGCTCGGGAAGCATTTCCTCGGGCGGCAATACCTATCTCGGCGCAGGGCAGTTAGCAGGGCTTGATGTTATCGACGAGAACATCGACATCGTTGCTCGCGGAATCAAACTCACGCTCTCTGGCGTTGACTCGGTGACTATTGTCCCTGCAATGACCGAGGTATATCAGAACAGAGATGTCACCCTGTATCTAGGCTTTGTCAATTCAGCGACCGGAGCATTGCTCGATACACCGGAGACGATCTGGGAAGGTCGCATGAATCAGATGACCTTTAACATCGACAAGGGTTCTGCGGTCATCGAACTGACTTGCGAGCATCGCCTTCGTCGAGAGCCTCGCATCGCTCGATATACGGACGAGGATCAGCGACTGGCTTTCTCGGGCGACCGCTTCTTTGATTTGACGTATGCAATCCCCGGCTTCATGAGCAAGTGGGGATCGCGTGATACGAGTTATGGCGGCGGTGCTAAATATCCTAGCCCGAGTGATCTCGGCCCACTGAAGGAAAAGTAATGAAACGTCACGATTGGACGTATCACCTCTATGAGCAGATCGACTCTCATCTTCACCGTTCATTTGTTTGGGGTGATAACGACTGCTGTCTATTTGCCGCTCGCGTTGTGGACGCTATGTGTGATGGCGATCACGAAATGGTATTGCGCGAGAAGTATCAAGACGAGGCATCAGCCCTTGAATATATCTCTCGGTCAGGCGGTATTGCTCCGGCGGTCGATGAGTTTATCGGCTCGCATAAAGTAGAAGGTCGCCCGATGCGCGGTGATGTTGTCTTATTTGATGGCGCGAATGGTGAAACACTAGGCATCTGCGCCGGTCGATACGTTGCCGCTATGGGTACTGACGGTGTTGTTTTTGCAGATCGCCCGAAGGTGATCTGTTACTGGAGCATTTAAGATGCCACAAGCAATTCCGAGTATTATCGGGGCAATTCAATGGTCGTATGTTGCATTAAAGGCAACCGTTGTCGGGAAAATTTTAATTGCTGTCGCAACTACGGCAGCAATTAGCAAAATAACAGAAGCAATTATTGGCGTTCCGAAGATTCAGAAACAGCCGACCGATGTTGAGTACACAGGAACCGTAGAACCTCGCCGCATTATCTACGGCGAGTTGTTAGCCTCTGGCGTGAATGTTATCCCGCCGATGACATCTGGCAGCACGAACGAATACTTGCATCAAGTTCTAGCGGTAGCCGGTCACGAATGTAATCAGATTGGTCAGGTTTATTTCAATCGAGAAGCCGTCGGCACGATTTCATCTGTGACTGGCACAGAGGATGACGGCAAGATCACGACCGGAACCTACGCTAACAAGGCATGGGTTCGTCGCTATACCGGAACCGATACGCAGACGGTTGACTACAAACTAGCCACCGCTCGCCCTGCTCAATGGACTGCGGCTCATGCGGGTAAGGGTGTCGCTTACGTTGCGATGACCTTTCAATACGACGAACAGGTATATCGCACGGGCAAGCCGGAGATGACCTGTCTGGTGCAAGGCAAGAAAGTCTATGACCCGCGACTAGACTCTACGCAGACAGGCGGTAGCGGATCACAGCGGGTTAATGATCCGTCAACGTGGACTTACTCGACGAATCCTGCTCTCTGCCTTGCAGACTATTTGCTCGATAACCGACTCGGGCTTGGCGAAGATTCCGCTCGTATCGACTACGCAATGGTGATGGACGCCGCAGACATCTGCGATGAGACCGTAACTATCCCGAGTGGTACGCAGACTCGATACACTTGCAACGTAGCGTTGACCGTAACAGATCGTTTCGAGGAAAACATCAAGACCCTTGCACAAGCAATGGCGGGTGTCTGTTATTACTCGGGCGGCAAGTGGCGTATGTATGCAGGGGCGTGGTCTACCTCTGCCTTCACGCTAACCGATAACGATCTGGTTGAGGGCGGCATCTCTGTGGTGACTGCCTTCCCGTACAATCAAAGATACAACTCGGTGCGCGGGCAGTTCGTCAATAAGGATCGCAACTGGCAACCGATGGAATATCAGCCGGTGATAAACACCAGTTATGTCACGGCTGACGGCGAGCAAGCGTGGCTAGAGACAGACTTTGCCGCTTGCAGCAATGAGTACGAAGCACAGCGTCACGCAATCTTGCTCTCTCGTCGCAGTCGTAACGGGCAAGCCGCGACGGTTCGTTGCGGGATGTCAGCCTTTAAGATTCTGCCGTTCCAGACCGGAACGGTGACGTTCTCCGAGATCGGATGGACAAACAAGACGGTGCGCTGCGAGGGGTGGAGGTTTGACCCTAACGGTGCAGTTGAGTTGATCCTGCGCGAGGAAGCCTCAACGGATTGGACTGACCCCGTTTCTGGCGATTACGCTACGCCGACGAGCGTAACGACCCCGACCCCAGAAATCTATACGCCGTTGCCGCCTACTAACCTGACGGTTGCAACACT